ATGCGTAACCTCCAGCGATTTGATCATGGGGGCTAGGCTGCCAATCGCGACGCTGATGCCGTTGGAGCGTAGCAGATTATTCACCGTGACTACCTTGACATACGCCACAGAAGCATCGACTTCACAGGAGTATTGCGCAGCATCAAGACCTCCGATGACAGCGTTCCAGGTGACGTTATCACGGGATGTGTAAACCTGGTACGTGCCGATGCTCTGCCGTTCCCAGCTCATATCAAGCCGATAGCGGATGGATCCGTCGTCCCCCATGTACTGATATCTTGCCGCATTCAACCCCGCGACATTTTTGACTTCTCTGTCTGCCGTCGCGTATTGCGGCGCAGGAATATCATAGTTTTCCCCATAGACACGCGCATCATACTCAATGCATTCAATCTTGCGTGTGAAATCCTGCGCCCGCGAAATACCTTTGACAACGAACGGCTTAGAGCCGACCTCAGCACGTGCAAGGTCAAAAATATCCCCTTCATGCGGTGGGTCTTCTGCGCTCAATTCAGTAAGGCGCACCCTGCACCAGCCATCCTCGTTCGCAAGAATTTCCACCGGGGTCGTATACATAGCATCGTTGACGGTACGGTATTGGATCCGAAAATCGCCTTCCACCTCCGCAAGCTCAACCGGCAGCAAAAGTTCATCTCCGTCAACCTTATGGATGCGCCCGGACTTCGCCCAGCGGGGCACATCGTGCGCGATCAGGACGACATCGCCCACGGTGCAGGCAATGGCGTCCACGTTTGCCTCAAAACTGATGGTACGTACAAGATACTGATTGCTGTAGAGCTGATACATCCCCTCGCGGTATGCCTGCGCATAGGAGGTAATGCCGTTAAAGGTTGCCTGTGCCGTTTTCTCTTCAGCGTCTGTATCGTATGAGTCCGCATAGATTGTGATAGTCTCACGGTTGTAGTCATTTGCCGCATCCGTATAGGTCAGCTCCACGCAGTTTGCACGGTCACTCGTCTGTAAAAACTCCTCATGAAACGATCCCGCGATGATATTGCCCATCCCAAACATCTGCGACGGCTGCTGAACGTGGTCATAGACGCAGCCGTAGCGCGTCCCGAATCGTATGACTTTCCCACGCCCAATGGCGGCGATATTGGTGTTGATCACAGATAACATCTCTCCCAGTGTATTGAGTTCAATGTTTACCTTGAGATTCTTCGCCGTGCAGTAATCTGCCCATGCCTTAAATTGGTCATAGATCATGTATTTTGCAGGAATGCCGCGCACCTCATACACCCAAGCCCCCGTATTGGCATCCTGCAGGCGTGTGCATTGATGCAGTACATCATAGGCCGCCCATGCCGGATTGTCCGAGGGCGCACGCTCATACGTTTCCGTTGTCGAATTCCATACGAGCACGTAGGGTCTTGTTTTGAGGAATTTCAGCGTAGGTGTACCGCTCAGCTGATCGGTCGCAAGCGCCTTGATGCCGATGAGTGCAATGTTTGGATATCGAAAGTCGTCATGGACGATCGACGTCACAGACGACCACCAACAGCGCACCATAGCGCGAGTACTGCTCATATCATGGCTTCTGCCCGTGACCTTCAGCCGCACCTGATATGCGCCTGCAGGAAGCGGATCCAAACGAAACTCTTTACGCAAAGCGGAGGACTGCTGTCCCTTGATGCGATAACCTTCTATGGCAACGTGAAATGTCAGGCCCTCTATCAAGTGATCAACGCCGAAATCACCAACACTTCCTGTCCCTGTCTCAACGTGTCCATCTGGATAGGTAATAGAACACCCCTCTTTGGAGTTCGTGAGCGTATACGTCCCCTCAGGAGGTGTACGCCCATCAAGAATACGTACCGCACCAACATCCGTCGTCCGCCTACCGAGCAACGTTTTCCAGTCCCCCGTATCGCCTAAGCGATATTGTCCCAGAACATCAACCCACGCCGCACCAAGGCTACCGTCGTCGTTGGCATAGTACAGACCGTTGGAGAATTCCACCTTGACAATGATCCCCTCTGCCGCATTCCCCGGAACGATGTCGATGCGTTCTTCTTCGAGAAGCTGATAGCCAAGCGTCTTTGTGCTGTAGGTGTCGTTGAAATTCGGGATAACCTCCTGCGTGTTTGTGCCCTCGCGAGTCTCCACTGTCAGGTTTTTGTAGTAGCTCACGTCGTTATCGTTGAGCTGTATGTTGCTGATGGTCAGAGGTCCCTCACCTGCTGCGACAAGCCAGTTGAGGTACTCTTGGTTATCCCTCACATCAACGAACTTTGCAATGGACTGTCCGCCGCTTTGTACCGTGCCATAGGTCAGCGCAATCGGATTATTTTGCCCGCTCATGGTTGTAACACCGTCCCATGAGTAGGTGGGCTCACGCAGCCCATCGCCAAACCTTCCGTTATCCACCCGTTGACCAAATACGCGGTTAATGAGCGTACCGCCACCAAACAGGACGGCCGTCGACGCCAGCACTGCGCCAAGCGCCCCTTTGGCAAAGAAGGCTCCCGCCTTCGCCCATGCGCCGCCCGCAATACCTCCAGAGTAGACAGACAGGGCAATCATGGCGATTGTGCCAAGAATCTTACGCCCACCGCCGCCCATAACTTTGGGGTAAACAACAACAAAATCATCATCTGCAATCTGCCGGGATGGTTCTGCATGCGCACCATTGATCATGATTCCGGCGTTCATGCCGGTAGGGGCAAACCGAGCCAACACCTCTGCGGCAGTGCATCCTGCGCCAAGCTCATGAACCTCTCGCCCTTCATATGGACGAAACGGATTTTTAATGATGACCAGTTTCGCCATCCGCATCACCTACGTACTCATAGAATCCCTCAATCACGCCCCGCCATGCCGGCGAGTCAATACGATCCACGCACACGCCGATGTTCTCACGCGCATGGATGAATTTCCCCGCCCCGATGTAGCACCCCGTATGATTCACAACGCCCCGCGGTACACCGAAGCGAATCGCCATGACGCATGGAACAGGTATTTCAGCGTGCTTTGGCACCTTTCTCCAGTTCGTTTCAGTCGCTGCATTTTCCCGGATGAGGGCATCGACACGCTGAACATCTTTGAAATCTGCCGTATAGTCAGGGAGAGTCCGCCCCGCACGCCGAAACATCTCCTGCACAAGACCGTAGCAGTCAAACCCTGTTTCTTTGCTTCGCCCGTTACCGACAAACGATACGCCGATCAGGTCACCATACTCAAGCATGGACATACACTCCCTTCTGATCGATTCCCTGAAAGCCACCGAATCTCGCCGCGTTATTCCTTGCCCTGCAATCGGTCAGCGTATGGTTGCAGGAAGTTTCTGCTGCCGTACACCCGCACCTTATCCCCTTGTACCGAAACGGGCAGTTGTTCTTCATATACCGATTGAGCGGTCTGCGTGTGCGGCTGCTGTACTCATTGCCCAACGTGAAGGTAATGCTCTCTTGCGTGATTTCGGTTTTCGTAACAACGAAGTATTCTTCCAGCTCCGGATCGGGTACATCCAGATTTTCAGAGTTGACCACGCGGATGATCACGGGGAAGCCATTCCCTCCGCGCGATTCCTCAACCATATACTGTAACGCTTGTGACGTGTTGTCGACCGTCAGCGTGACATTTGGATCACTGTCATCCGTCTCCTCGCGCACCTCGCCAATCTCGAAAGGAAACGCCTGATAAAGCTCGCCGTTCCATGTAACGTCTTCGGTGTTATAGCAGATACGCGCCGAATCGTTCGGCAGTTTGATCTCCAGCAGAGGTATAAACGATGAGTCTGTACTCAGCTTATTCTTCTCACGCCGTGCGACAGCGGACAGTGACAGCATTCTTACACCTCCGTAAATTCAAGAGAACCTGACCAATAGTTCAACGTGTCATTCGTCCACTCACCGACGTCCGTAATGCGGACTTCGACCTGCTCCTCATCGGGATTCATATAGTCGTATGCAAGATCAACGGAATCCGCATTCGTCCAGATAAAAGAGTTCGCCGAAAACCTCGCCCGATGCACGACAAAGTCCATAATGCGAAGGTAGGCACTCCGTGAGATGTCGCGCCATTCGAGCTTCCATTTCCTGCGTGAGCGCGTGAATTTGGAACGGGTCTGCATTGACCCGTCCTCAAACTTCGATGTGATTGACGTATTCTCGTGCGTTTCCTTGAATGGCCATGAGGGCGCAGGCACGTCAATCGGCCAATAGATTTTCTTGCTCACGTTGCCGCCACCCCCTTCAATACTGTGCGTATACCATTTCGGTTC